CTCTATTATCATCAACACATCCATTTGACCATAAATTGCCGTTCGTACCATTGACCGCAAAAAACAAGATTTGTTTAGGAATTCCACTTAAACCATGTGCAATATTCTCTGTCCCTGTTGCGGTTGCTGACGCTCTCACCCCCTGTCCGCAATTAGTCAGCGTCTTGAGCGTGTCGTGCGTGTGTAAAGCATCCGCATCGCCAGCCCCCACGAGGGTGTCCGAGTTAGCGGTAGACATTTGAGAAGCGGTAGGAGTCAACATCTGCATATTAGTGCCATCATATCTACAAATTACGATTTGCCCCGCCTCTATATCCCCAGCCTCGACATCTATATTATTATTTTTCTTGATTGATTTAGCCCCGAAAGCCCCAAAGTTCAAAGTTGATGCGCCACCATTTTCAAAGTTTGCATTGAAAATCACAATCTGCCCCTCTTGTAGTGAAACTATTTGCGCAGCGTCAGCCACAACATAAGCGTCTGCCGCCCCCGTTGAATCACGGTATTCGCCAGCTTGCTCGAGCATGTCGAGTCTTAAAGCGTTTCTTTCTGCGGCGGTGATAGTTTGATTCGCCGCGACTACTGTTGAATTTGCTAATAAGTCAGCCATATTTTATTTTGTTATGCGTCTTTAAATTGTAAAGCTCTTTCCGTAGACCACCCCCTGTGGATTCTCCTAATCAAAGTCCAATAATTTACCCCCAATTCTCTCGCCCAATCTGATACACTCTGGGTTTTTCCTTTGTGAGTCAAGTATCTGCAATGACGACTGTTGTTAGCCTGTTGCTCGGGAGTCGCCCATCGACAATTTTCTTTGCAATAATTTCCATCATTATCTGTCCGGTCAATCGACAGTTTGTCGCTATAACCCTCCTTCATATCATTGTAAAACTCTTGAAAAGTATTCCATTCGCATTTTATTCCACGACCACCATAATCTTTATAAGCAGGTTGTTTGGGGTTATTACATCTTTGCTCAACACCTTTAAAAATCGTATATATTCTTTTTTTACGCATTCCATGTTTTTTATTTCCTTTTTGGCAACCACAAGATTTTGTATTGCCAGCTCTCAAGTGTCCACCATAAACTTTTGTCATACTTCCACATTCACACTCACATATCCAAAAATGCTGTCGTCTGTTATTAACATCCCCATCAGCCGTCACCACTAGCTTCCCATAGACATTGCCTAATTCGTTTATACTTCTTGACATTACATATTGTTATGTTTTAGCTGTTCTGGAAGGTCACCACGCTTTGAACATTCAAAGTTTCAACATTCGATTTTGTGATTGTTTGAGTAAATCTATTAAATAATTGCCCGGTATCTGCGCCGGCAGCACCATCAATATACATTCCATATTCCTCGTAAGTGTCCGCGTCCTCTGCGGCTGTGAAGAAAGTTTCGAGATAAGCAATATTGCTCGCATCTGTTCCGCTACTCAAAGCCTTCCTATAAACTTCATTTCCAAGCGTTGCATCACCGACCACCTCGCCAGTATTATCATCACCGAGGGCTGTGTAGTCGACTGTTCCGGTGTAAGTGACATCTCCGCCCAATCTTTGAGCTAAAACGCTTCTCCCGACTGTTGTGGTTATATTCTCAACAACAAATTCTTGTGTTTTAAAATACTTATGCAATATACCAACCAAATACCGGTATTCCTCCCAGAGAGTGCGTAATTCCTCTTTGATATTGCCTCCTATTTTCATCAAAAGCTCCCTTCTTATTCTCACATCCTCAATCATTTCCTGGGTTTTTTGAGCTACCTCACTTGTCGCTTTGCATAAGGTCAAAGTATGAATTCCTTTTATCTCTGCTGTGTCTTTTATTTCCATATTGTTTTGTTACGAATGTATTATATCATTTTAAGCGAAACCCGCTAAGTCAAAACGACTTTCTAAGGTTTGACCGACAGAAGCTTCAAATTTCCAATCACCCGCCGCCCAATCAACCGCCTGGTTTACGTCACTCGATTCGACTGTCTCTGTATTCTTCGCGTTCTCATCGCCCTCCTTTTGCACAATATTTACGTCAGCGCTTTCAACTGTTTCCTGCGCATCGACATAGGTTTCGACTATGTCGTCGGTATTCTGCTCGATCAAATCCTGTGTTGATAAAAGCTTTTGATAAAATTCAATGATTCCAAACAGGGTTGTCCCAAACCAAACATCATATACGAAATAAGATGCAAACTCCCCGGATTTTTGCCTTAGCTTAACTTTCTGTATTACATAAGTTTCATCAATACCTCTATTTGAATCTGTAATTGTAAGAAGCTGCCCCGCCCTTAATCCAAAATGGTCTGTAGTGAAGCTCCCGGATATAATTGCATTGCTGTATTCCTTAACCTTCGCCTCGGCTATTGCCAAAGCCGTCCCTATATCCTGGATGTTTCTGTCTGTATATGGGTCAAGATCGAATATCCCATCACCAATACCGAGGGCTTTTAACGCCGCTATGCTCGCACTATTCGAATACCTGATTTGTATAGGGACTCTCTCACTATAAGTAAAAAGAATTCCGTCCCCAGGGTTCAACATCCCTTCGCTTGCAGTTGCGCGCACAGACTTTTCGTTTGAATTATAGACATAATCAATACCAACTGCCGTTTCGTCGACAAGCCCCTCTATACCCACCCCCTTCGCAACTGTGAAGAAAGTTATCGTGTCCCCGTTCGTTTGAGCCGCTATTGTTTCAACTGTAAAATTGTCGGCATCAATCCTAGTAATTACTCTAATCTCATTGTTTCTCGTTTGATTTTGGATATAGTCGCCAGTCGAGAGATTATGTCCTACTATTTTTATATTTGTCGTTGTAGTAGCAACCGCCGCCGCGTGAGTATCAGATTGATCATCAATCTTTACAACAAGGTTTTTGAATTTATTCTTGAGTAGCCACTCCTTACGCGCACCATCCCCTGGCTCTGCTTGTGAATAGGTGCTGTCTGATGTTTTCTCCCCACCGCGCACTATAATCCTATTCCCGAGCTGGCTTTGATCAACCTCTATTCGCAGATCAAAGAAGTTGTTTGATGAATCTGTAAGTGCAAAAGGTGAATCGTCTGTTTCAATAGGTACAAAATGTATATACCTCTCATAATCAATATACCAAACATACGAAAAAGTTTTTGCTAGCAATTGCATCAACTTTGTCGGTTTTAACGCCGGACTTCTGAAGTCGTCAAGCTCCGGGGTTTCCGAAACATGGGGGTAATGCTTAAGGTAATCATCTTGTAATATTCTAAATCCATCGAACAATATCGCGCTGTCGGCTGTTTCCGTTATTATGATTGACAGGTAATCGCAAGCAGTCCAAACAGGAGTACCGGCAATAGTAGCGTCGTTTAAATCCATTTCGTAAAAAGTAGCATCGTTTGAAGTCGGGGTTATAGTCGCCTCTGCATAATCGCCCGCTCCAGACCCGATCCGAACCTTGAAATTTGTCACCTTTGTATAGTCAGTACATTTATACCAAAACCCGAAAAGTCCCTTTGTTGGTGATCCGGAAGCTGCACCAGTCCAGAAAGATACATCGCTCGAGGTAGGGCTTGCTGTGAAGGTTGCCGAGCCTCCCCCGAAAGTCCAGCCAAAATCCCCGCTAGTAGTCCCTTCCCAATAATTAGTTGAATCTATCGTTGGATTATCACCATCGCCACCCTCTACCCATTCAGCTTGAATCGCCGCGTTGTCGTCATAGTTCATCGAGTCAATAGTCTTGTTGTGGTTTATATCCGAATTGCAAAAATCATTTATAATATATCGTGCGGTTCTATCCTCCCAGGTATCAGAAATTAGTTTGCGATCGAATATTTTCGTATAATCAACGCATTCAATATTGTATTCAATGTTCGTGAGAACATGGATGTTTTTATCTGCAACCCGACTAACTACTCCACCGAATAATAAGAATCCGATCTTGTCGTCAGCAGCTACAGCCCCAGAAGGCGCGGCGGTCAAAACAAGAGTCAAAGTAACTTCATCGTAAGACAAAATGGTGACAACTTCCTCATCAGCGTCGCCTATCCTTATAAACAATCTTTGCCCAGCATAGAATTGACCTATGCTCGATTGAAAATTTCCGTTCAAAGTCATGGTCGCCCCGACTGCGCTTGCAATAGTATCCCCAACAAAAAGCTGCACATCTTGATTCTCCGAAGGCTTCGCCCCTTGAAACAATGTAAAATCGCATGAATCAGCACGTTGTTGTATCTGATTCTGTATTTTTAGTTTATCCCTTATCAGATCACCTGTGCGGTCTGAATCATTTATATATAGCCAAAGCATTTTAAACGACCTTAGTTGATAATTGTAATTTGCGAACAATCATATCTCCCACCTCCTCTGCCACGCCTTCACTTAAAAATGTACCTGTAATATTTATAGTCACGCCACCCATCTTACCCATAAGCCCCTTTTGCTGCCCTGCATTCAAAACAACCTCGCCAGGAGTAAGCATCGCTGGGACTGTATCCGTTCCTCTAGGCACAAAAGCCCCATTTGCTGCGTACAAAGGCTTTACAATACCACCTTCTGCAAGATATTGCCCCAAATCGAAGAATTTGCCTATAGATTGAGCTATGCTTGCACCCGGTAAAGCGTCAACGGCTTCGTGTGCTTTCGCGATCAATCTATTAAAAGCCTCTATGATTGAATCAATCCAACCCCTTATCAAATCAATAACCACTTTCGCCCAATCTCCAAGCGCAGTCCAGAATCCATTCCAACTATTTATAATTGATTCTTTCCAGCTATAGTAAGTCGTAAATACCCAGACCCACATCGCGTCCCAAGCATCCATTATTATTTTCACGCCCTTTTGAAATTCAGTAACCATCCACAATAAACCAGTTGCAACCTTTAAAAGTAATGGTGCTAAAATAGCCCCCACCTTCTCTTTAAAGTCACCCCATTGATTCGCTGCTTGTTCAAGTTGCCCTGCCGTTGTACTTGCAAGCTCCTCGGCTGCACCCCCAAAGTTATCAGCAAGAATTTGAGCTAACAAAGCAGTCTTTTCCATTCCCTCGGCTGTATTGAATAATTCCGCTTGAGTATCAGTTAAAACAACCCCGTATCTTGATAATGCTCCTGCCCCCGTAGCCATAGCCTTACCCATAGCATTTGCGAGATCGTTAAGATCGGCTTGCGCTCCAGTAGTTTTTTCCGTAGCCGCCGCCATATCTAACAAAGCCGGGGTGAGCAATTTGATTTCGTCCCCGCCCAACTGAAAAGACCCAAGCAATGCGCTTGCTGAAATGATCGCCTCATCACCGAAAGTCGTCACTTTCTGCAATCCAGCCGCGTATTTCTTTAAATCCTCTGTGACAATTTTAATATTCTCATCAGTTTTTTCGTATCCACTCCCTAAGTCTTTAAGGTTATTTATAGACGCTTTCAATCTCGCCTCTGCTTTTTCCTGTACCTTGTAAAGTTCAATTGATTCCGTGATAAACTGCTTGATCTTTATTGCTGCAAACCCAATAGCAACCCCCTTTAAAGCTGTTTTAAGTCCTCCCAAAGAACCGCCGACCTTTTTAATTTTAGAACTCGCATCATCCTTAGCACTTATCTTTATATTAACCTTTTCGATTGTCATTGCTATTTATTAGTGATTTTATATTGATAAAAGTTCGCATCCTTCGCCAGTCGTTCCTTTTCCAATCAAGACCAAAGTCTATCGACATCGCATAATCCATCAATTCATCCTCCGCTCCTTTTCTCTTATGTCCTTTTGATAGGTTGGCTTCTAGGATTGCGAGCTTTTTTTTTCAACTATGTCGTCAAGGTGGATAAGATCAGAAACAAATTCCAGCAACTCAAGTACATTCCTCGGTGTCAATTTATCAATATTCTCGTGAGTACAATCTATCTTTTTCCCGTCTTTATCCGTAAAGCTCCAATCTGTTAAAGCAGCCTTCAATAGTGGAATTGCAATGTCGAAGTTACTAAAATTCATTGCGCCCTCCGCTCCCTCTGCGTCCTCCTTCAACTTCTTCATTTGCGACATATCAGCGTTTTTCATCACCTTTTGATAGTCGTCGAAACTCAATCCATTCTTAACCTTGATCCAATCTCCATCCCCTATATCTATTTTTTTAACCTCGTTATTTATGAATCTGTTTTTAGCCATGCGATTTTTTTGTTAATTTATTAGTAAGAAGCAATATCATTTATCACAACAACCCTCGACTGATACCCTTGAGAGCTATTGTAAAAGTGAGTAAAAGGAATGTCTTGATCTACAAGTGCATCAACAGAAAGGCTTGTGTCGAAGTTGTCGAGCTGCACTTCTGGCAAGTAGACTCTCACCTCGTATTCAATCCCTGTTGATCCTATCTGGCAACCAATTACTCTCAACTCAAGCCCTTGCGCCGTATTGAGTCTAAGAATTTTTACAAAATCCTCGTCCGTGTAGTGCATCTTGAAAGACCCTGCCCCGGTGCAACCTTTTTGTAAAATTGCAGATGGGAAGCGATCCTGAAAGTCCGCGCCTTGTGCAGAATGTCTTGATTCGTACTCATTAAGAATCGAGATAGTAAAGTCTTCGACTTTTTCAGAAGCTAGGTTGTCTATATCAGCGCCGATCGTTACTTCCGATCCACCTATCCATGCAAATTCATTCGCGAGCGTGTAGCTTGCTGTTTGTGGGGCGAGAAGTATCAAGTCTCCGACAGCAGTTGCGGTTTCAAGATTTGTAACTGTGATAGATTTTGCAGAGGCTACAGTCGCAACAGTATGTGTCTTTGTACTTGATGCGCTAAAGTCTAAGAATCCCGTCCCTGGTCTGTAAAGTTTGATTGAGTCAGCCGCTACAAGTCCAAGCGATTGATCTAGGGAGATGGTTTTTGCTCCCGCGCCGCCCGCAGTAATAGCCGTGACTTTCGCTTGCCTAAACATGCCTTGAGCCATAACTCCGACCCCGGCTGTTAGAACATTGTCAGCCTGTCCTATTGCATCGAGTCCTGTAAACCGAACACCAAAATATCTAATTGCAGATTCCGCATAGTTGACTTGTAGTGAGAATGTTTCTCCCGTTCCTATCTCTGCGGGTAGACTTCCAATATGAGCAAATACAGTCGCGTCAAATTCTGTCAAAGTTGCCGTTTGTGTTCCTCCTCCCG